AACAATCGCGCCAGAGCCGCCGTTAGCGAATGGAAGAACGCCAGAGACATTAGCCGTTAAATCAACATAAGTAGTAGAGGTAGTACCTGTACCGCCGTTGGCGATAGGTAGTGTGCCTGTCACCTGAGAAGTCAGGTCTACGTTAGCCAGTGTACCGCCGAGAGTTAAGCTGCCTGAGCTAGTCACTGTGCCGGTCAGGGTAATGCCGTTAACTGTACCCGTACCGCTTACGCTGGTGACGGTGCCTCCAACTTCCGTTGGGTTGGCGTTAAAAACCGCAGCCCCTGCACCTGCACCGTCTGTAACCACCATGACTTTTGAGCCGTTGGCTACGTCTACGGTCGCACCTGAACCCTGTTTGATGGTGATAATCTGGCTACCGGTAGTAGCGTTCTCGATTATCCATACTTTAGATACAGTGTTTGGCCCCAGCGTCACTTCTCTGGTAGCTGTAAGAGATACAGCAGAAGTAATCTTCAGGTAGAAAGAACGGCTGTCATCAGCAGTGCCATCAGGCATCGTGAAAGTTTCGTTAGCATCTGCTGCTAACTGCTTTGTGCCGTAGCTAAAACCGTCAGTGATTAGCTCAAGGTTGGTATTTGTACTCGTACCCCAAGTGCCGTCTTCGTCACCCGTGGTAATTTCTTTGAGTCTTAGATTGTTTACATAAGTAGCCATTTGTCAGCTCCTAGGCGGCTTTATCTATATCCACCCATCCGGGCGTCTGTGTATCTGTTACGTCTGTCCAGTTAGGTGTTTGGCTATCGTCTATTGTAGTCCATATAAAGAAACTTACGTCACCTACTGCACCTGTCCCGCTTACCCCCGTGGGGATAATTGAATCGTCTACCGAAATCGCTACAGTGCCTATTGCACCGGTTGCTGCTACCCCAGATATTACTGGAACTACGGTAGCGCCGTCTTCACCTATCGCACCTGTTCCGCTTACTCCAGTAACAGCAACATCTGTATTGTAGGCCGGTACTGCTGTGCCTATGGCTCCGGTCGCTGCAACCCCGTTGAATACAGGAACTACAGTATCGCCTTCGTCGCCAAGCTCTCCGGTTCCGCTTACTCCAGAGACCGCAAAGGTCACCTGAGTTGTTACGTCTCCTACAGAACCTGTAGCACTTACACCGTCTGGTACAACAATGTCGGCAATAAATACACCAACTGTACCGACCGCACCGGTTCCTTCAACGCCTACTGGGATTACGATGTCATCAACTACGACAACAAAGCCACCCATCTGGCCTGTGCCCTGCACCCCTGTGGGTATCTGGACACTGCTGTAGTTCGTTACTACGGTACCTACAGCGCCGGTGCCTTCAACTCCATCTACAACTACGGAGTCTCCGACGTTTATTGCGACGGTGCCTATTGCACCTGTGCCTTCTACACCGACCGGAATGATGTTTTCCGATACAGCGATAGAGACTGTTCCTACTGCTCCAGTGCCTTGTACAGAGACATTACCGTTGTCTCCCCAAGCACCTTCGCCCCAGCCGTTATTACCCCAAGTCGCCCCGAGGTCTAGGACGGTTCCATAACCACCCCATCCATTACTGCCCCAGCCTCGTTCACCAAAGCCGCTTGTTGGCCCTGAGTAAGCCATGAGGCAGTCCTATTAGGCGATGCGAATAATCGCAGTAGCAGCCGCAGCAGCAGGGAACTGAATCTGAAAATCGCCAGAACTAACAGTCTGATCTCCACCAAAGCTCAATACCGCACACGCAGAGTTAGAGTTGTTGGTGTTGTAGATCATTGCGCCACAGGTAGTAAAAGACGCGCTTGACCAAGTAGTGTCAGCGAAATCACAGACCGCAGTGGTGCCGTCAGCAACGGGGTCTACGTTAGTCAGAGTGTTACCACCTGCGCTATAACCTGTTCCTGTAGTCTCGTCACTGTTGCCAGTAATGTCAGAATAGTTAGTGCTGGCTGCACCATAGGTGCCTGTGCCTGAAGCAGTTGCCTTCAACAGTGCAATCTTTAAAACATCAGCGCCGTTTTGCAGGTCATGTAAGCCCTTTAGCAGCTCAACTTTGAAGCTGGTGGGCATCGCTGTGGTTACGGTAATAGCCATTATTAGCTCTCCAGTAGTTTTACAAGTTCCGGGTGCCCAACGGCGCGGAATTGGTTTGCCAAAGTAGTGCGGTCAGATCGTATAGCTTGTTTCATGCTTTCCACTAACACACCACGAATTTGGTTTTTGAAAGCCTCTGCCTGCTCCTGTATGGCCGGATGGCAGTTGCCTCCTACATAAATAATCTTGTCTAGCGCCTGTTCAGCCAGCTCTTCGGGGGTAAACCCTCTGTTGGAGACTGTCTTTATTGTGACGTTGCCTACTTCAACTATGCTCTGCGAACCGATCAAGCGACTTCTCTCCTAACCTGCCCAGAGCGGTAAGCATCGCTACGTAGTTTACCGTCACCCATTCTAATTAATAACGTAAGAGCTTGTACGTAAAGTTTTTCGTACAGGGCTACCATGTCAGGTTCGCCTTTCTGGAAGCGTATCGCTTCAACCAGAGCACCGTTCAACAACGCAGAATCAAATTCATCGCCGAGCCAAGTAGTTCCCGCAGTAACAATAGACTCTGGGTAGTAGCTGAAGTGCATTTCGACAGAATAACCCGTATCAGGTGTAGGCCCGACAATCAAACTAGTCTGATCAAATATCGCATAGTGCTTAGGTTGACCGGTAGAACTAGGCCCCGGATAGGCTTCACGAATAAAATTCACGTCTTTGTTTAGTAAATATTCGTAATCGCCGCTACCATCAATAACTGCTAATGAGTACACATAAAGCATGCCTGTCGGCATTGTCAGATACTTGTTTCCAGAAGTCAGAGTGCCCGTCTGATTTTTACGCAATGCGGGTAGGTCTACACTAGTATAGATTTTCTGTTCGGCTTGTTCTGCAAACATAGCATGTTGATCTGCCGTGAACGTCTGTTCGCAGATATCTTCTACATTCGCTTTTAATTCGGTGTAGTTCACTACGCCATTGGCCCCCGTGCCATTGTGCCTTTAGTAGCCGCACCCGCACCACGCATTTTGATACCACTAGTTTTAACATCAATAGGTTGGTTACAACACTCAGACTTATAAACCGTAGGTTGGTTCGGAAACTCAATAATTTTTGGCGCTTTTTTACTCTCTCGTTTCATACCATAACTCCTAAGTTATTGATATTGTTACATATCCAACTTGACCAAACGCACTCATATTATTTGCGTTTACTGGCTGTATATTAGCCCTGCTTTCGGGATACTGCGTAAAATCTGGTCTAGGGTCACGTAAAGCTTGTGGGTCATCTACTGGAAATTCTCCCAGTTTGTTCTGAGGCTGATCTGGATTCCAACACTCAGGACACGCTTTTAAATTTGTTTTGTTACCCTTGCGGATAAGTTCTCTTAACTGTCTGAGCTTGTACTGAAACCCACAAATATCGCAGATGGCTAGAGCTTTCTGCCCAGACGCATACTTATAGCTCATTATCTAACCCCGTATACACGCGGTACAAGGCTCAGTGTAGCCTTCTCCCTATCCTCCTGCGCCGCCAGATCAAACTGTTCGTCATACGCCGCTTTTAGCATAGGTAAGCGTTGCTCTAAATCAGGCTCTTTCATAGCTATGTAATAGGCTAATCCCGCTACTAAACAAGGCAAAAAGCGGAAATTTACATCCGCAGTATTGACTCCTGTGCCTGCATCTTCGATACGGCGCATACGCCAGTACTTCAAAATATAAGTAGTAGTCCCATCCGGCACAGGCCATACAGTCGCCGTAGGGTTAGCTTGTCCACGATCTATGTATAACTGTATCGGGCGTCCTTGCGACAGTTTATTAGGAATACTGGCGTAAGTAGACACACTTATTCGTGTAATGTTGAGATCGGATTGGGTAGTGATGTTCCCATCGCCCGTACGTACAACATGTTCAAGTAAATCAATAGTGTCCGCTGGGAGAGCGTAAGAAGCAGTCCCCGCTACTAGATTTATTGTGCCTTCCTCTACCGTCCACATGTTTATGCCACGGTTCTGCCACTCAATAGTCAGCAGATTCATGGAACGTCTGGCGGTACGTAGGTCGTAGCCTGTCCGCATTTCGCGTCCGGCACGCTCAAAGGCTTCTTCCGCAATCTCGGTGAAGTCCATATTAAATGTAGCTGTGCCTGACGTAGCCATTATTTACCCCAGCTTTCCCGCGCTTTTTTCTGCGCGGTCTTAGATAAATCTTTATAGTGGTAAAGTTTCTTAGAACTCTTAGACATAGTTTTACCGGTCATAAGAGTCCCATCATCGTGTTTGTGCATACCACCTCTATGCACCTTCCCATCTTTGTAATAGTGGTTTACACCTTTAGCCATTACTTTTTCTTCTTTGCCACTTTCTTTTTGCGCCGTAAAGACTCTACTCTTTTGGGTTTACCAGCAGGTTGCCCTAGTCTTTTTTTCTGCGCGATTCTTTTCTTTTTCTCTGATGCGGTCATCTCACCAGAGGTTTTAGGGGTCTTACTGGAAACTCGTTTGGTGGGTCTACAGTAAGGCGTGCCCCTCTTTTCACCTTCTTTGCGTCCGCAGGCTTTCCCCGTACGAACGTCTTTCCAATCTTCCTTAAACCACCGCTTTAGTGCGGCTCCTTTTTCAGTTTTTCTTACGGCCACTGGACTTATTACCCCAGTTCTTGGCACCGACTTTACGGCACTTAGCTATGGCACCTGAAGCGTATGCAGAGGGGAACACCTTATATCGAGCCTTCACCTTACGGTAACACTCGTCTTTAACTGATCCACCTTTCTTTAAGGCTACGGGCCGCATTTTGCCCATACCTCTGCATTCCATCATCGGAGGTTTATCCTTCCCTGACCACGCTGGGCGATACCATTACCACGGCACATGCCGCCTTTGTTCATCTTCTTAACTTTACCGCCGTAGTTCATACCTTCAACACCACGACCTTTGAGAACATCTGCGCGAGTGACTTTGCCGTCTTTGTTTAAATCAGGAAAGCCCTCTTTCTGCGACGCAGTGCGGCGAGTAGCACCAGCCATCCCGCCCACATTCATTCTCTTAGTACCGCAATTAGACACTGGACCACCTCCTTCAAATTTACGGCCTTCGTCGGCCTTCATGTACTCACGCCCCACGCTTTGTGGGACACCGGCACGTCTAGCGAACTGGGGGTTATTAGCCACCGCCGCCATGAAATTGTGCTGTGCCTTAGACTTGCTAGGCATTACGCTCGTGTTTTACCGCGTAACGCTATACCGTCACGCCGGTCTCTTTTAACTTTACCGCCTTTTTTCATTCCTTCACTAGAATCATAGCGCGGAGTATATACAACCCCCACTTGACCTTCGGGAGCTGGCCTACCCCTGTATCTACGTGCATCTATAAGAGAGCGTATAGGGTCTTTAGTTTTGCCAACCCCGATGCGAGCGGGGTCTCTTTCACCTTCCCGTTCTCGTCTACGCGCTTCTTCCTTAATGCCTTCACTTACAGAAAGTACTTTATATTTTTCAGGGTCTTTAGCTGTCATCTTAGACTTTTTACGCGGCATAATAACCTCCTACCACTTAACCTTATCGGCCCAATAAGCTGCGCTCATCTTACCTTTGGCAATATTCTTGCCGTGGCGGGCCTTAAATGACTTGCGCTTCGCCTTCATCCGTGCGGACTCGCCTTTCTTGGGCTTTCCAGCCGTACCCGAAACGGTTCCGACCTTTTTACCCTGCTGCCCAAAACGAATGATCTTCTCCTTCCCGCCCTCACAAGCCTTCACAATGTGGGACTTTTTAGGGTGAGAAGGAGTACGACGCGGCTTATTACAAGCCATTTTCTTCTTATCTACGGGTTTAGCCACAGAACACCGTCACGTTAGACACTTGGTCTAAGGTCATAACTGCAAAATCGGTAGAGTTGCTGCGCTGAGTAAGAATACCCAACTCAGGAATAGTCACACTGTCCGAAAATGAAGTAGATGAAACCGGAGTATCAATCTGTAGGAGCAATGTGCCGGAGCTGCTATTTAAGTTGAACTTAATAGACCCCGCACTGCCCGCACCCACGTAATACAAGCTCTTCAGCCTAGTTCGACCAAACGCCAAAGACCCAGTGGTACCGATACTTACATTGCCCGCAGAAGCGCCATCTACTGAAATATTACTCACCGAAGTGTAGAAATTAGTAGAAGATGCCGTACCGGCGTTAGCTCCTGTAACTTCCTCAGTGACGGAGGCACCAGACAAATCACCGACTTTTACGCCCGTAATTGTGAAGGTAATGCCTTCATCGTTACCTACAGAGGTAAACAGAAGTTTGTATCCTGTACCGTATGGGCTAACGTCATTTGTCAGCAGGGTAATATCTCCGGCACCACTAATTGTTGCCGCTGCTCTTAGCAACGTGGCACTAGTAGACGGAGTTATAGCCCAAATATCTGAGGTAGCCATA